TAGTACGCATCATAATCTCTAAGGTCTGGAAAGAATGGATCCATCTTTTTACAAGCACGAGACTTACCACCAGGATAACGAAGTGGAGTTTTATATTGTTTCATAGTAATCATGGCAGTCCTATATTTTTTCTTCCATCAAATAATCTATCTTTATATTTTCCATCAGCATACACATAGTGAGAAAATATTTGATATTGTGAGACACCATTAAATTTATTTCTCCAATGTTTTAAATCTCTTCCATAATAAATCATCGCATCACCTATGTCAAGTTCTATGCAGTTTGTGTTGTCTTCATAATCTTTTATACATATTGGCCACAAGTTATCATATTCTCCTCCAAGAGAAATTGTTACTGATATTTCACACTCTGGTCTATCAATGTGTTCCTCTAGAATAGAATTTTTAAAATAAATTCTTGCGTAAGTATACTGGGGGACAACTTTTTTATTTAAATATTTTTCTACAATTGGTGATGTCATTAACATCAGAGTATCAAATGCAGGATCTCCGTATATGCAAAATGAGTTTGGTGCTTGATCATCACCTAACGTACAATGTCCATTCTCTGCAATAACAGTAAAATAATTTATAAGATAATCTGCAAAAGATGGAGCAATAAAATTTTTTACAACTTTATATCCATTTTTTATCATTAATCACTCATTGGCATATAAGGTGATCTATTTTGACCCCTTCTCAATTCTTCCCATTCCATTTTAATTTCAATTATTTCAGTAAGGTCTTTTACTGAATTAGACATTGATTGATAACCTGCACCAACAAAGATTTGTCCTGCCATTACTGCAAATGTGCAAGCACCCCAGAACAAATAATATTGATAAGATTTGATTTGTGCTTTAGTTTTAGCAAAAGTTGATTTAGTCATTATATAATTAATTTTTTAGTAGGTGTTGATAACTTACCAAACATTGTATTATATTGTTCGATAATTTCTTCTTGAGGGTCTCCGATGTAAACCACATATTTTTTAGTGATTTCAATTTTATCCTTTTGAAGTAAAGGAGACCAAGGAGCAAATGCAATATGTCCTTGTTGCTGTGACGGTACGGCCACGATTGGATCAGTGATTGTTATTGAATCAGTGTCCTCTTTTGTAATGTCAGCGATTACATCTTCGCCAGACCACATACGAATTAGTTTTACAGTCATTTGAATTCACACTCCACCATAATTTCGGTTAAACAAGCAAGTAGGTTAATTTCTTGATCTGCTACAAATGCTACTTGGTACTGGTATTTAGCCAGAACAAGAACAGCAGCAGGAATAGAACTAACGACCAAGGTTTCATATAAACTATCATAGATACGACGAAAAAGCAAAGTAGTATCATTATCCAAGTTGGTATTAACCCACTTACGGACTTCAGAAAAGTTTTTTTCTTTGAGATTCTTGGTGAGATCATTTATTGAAACATCAGAAAAGGACGCTAGTATGCCAGAGTCTATTTCACCTCCGACCGAGTATCTTTGACACTCATTAAGAACTCTCCTCCAATCAGGAAAGTGTTTGCTGATTAACTCAGCAACAACCTTCTTATCACTCTTAATATTTTCTTTGTCAAGAATATGATTTATTCTAGAAAAGAATTGTGCTGCTATTGTTGGTTTGTCTTTTTTATTAACTGAGAAGTCAACAACAGAACACCTAGAATGTAATGGGTCGATAATTTTGTTTTTGTAGTTACAGGTAAAGATAAACCTGCAGTTTTTGGAGAACTCCTCAATACTCGCTCTGAGAAGGAGTTGTACATCGGAAGTGGTATTGTCTGCTTCATCGATGATGATGACTTTATGTTTCGACTCGCTTGTAAGAGAGACGGTAGATGCGAAGTTCTTTGCGTTGTTCCGAACAGTGTCGAGAAACCTTCCTTCATCCGATCCATTAATGACATAATAATCTGCTCCAAGTTGATTGCATAGTGCCTTTGCTACTGTGGTCTTACCAATCCCCGGTGGGCCTGATAATAACATGTTTGGTATCTCACCTGCTGTTACAAAATCTTGAAATGTTTTCTTGATACTGTCAGGTAAAATACACTCATCAATAAGTTTGGGTCTATATTTTTCGACCCAAATAAAATCACTCATAATAAAATTGCTACTTTACTAATTGCTATGCTCATTAAAAAAGCTAGCATAATTGCTACATCCCATTGTTTATTGTGAATATAAAATGGAATACAAATAACATCAGCGATAACATGAATTATCGCTCCATAAAATGTTGATACATGTAGTATAACAAAATACGCACAAATAATCAACACCGAACCTGTGATTCTTCCTGCGACTAATAAATTCATTTGAAACCTTTTGGTTTTGGTTTTGGTTTATCAATAACGTGAACAACTGTTCCTTCAAACCAAGGTGAATGACAATTATTCCACCAATATTCTTGAACCTCATCCCAAGATTCTACCACAAAAGATTTGTTTTGACAAACTATTCGATAATGATGACGGTCATAAGGTATATCAGAAGTTTGTGAGAAATATCTTGGGTCTTCTTTAGATATTAACTCTGTCATTTTCTTTTGCCCTCCATTCTTTTCTCATTTTAACATAAACATCGCTTTTTGCAACAATGTCACGAACTTTTTTGAATACTCTTGCAGACTCAGCATATTTACTTGATAGGTTATCTTCTTCTTGAGGTAATACTTCTTTGGTTCCTTTTTTGTATTTTCTACCAGAGTTATGATTAGCATATCTTCTGGCACGAGTAAATCCCATTTCTAAAAATTTACGACACATATCCATACCAATAAAGTCTCCTTCATCACGATAATCTAGATACATTGCAAATATTTTATTAGAAGATATTATTGCTTCTCTAGGAGTTTTGAATCTCCAATGATTACAAATAATGTTAGTATAAGGGCGAACCAATAGAACTCCTTGCTCTCCCCTTCCAATACGATAAAGTTCACGAGTTTCCGTATTTGTAAAATCAAGTTTTTTGTAATCGAGGTCATAGTCAAATTCTTTCATAGCCAATTTGGTTGTCTGGATGGGTCACGTAAATAATTAAATGCAGCCCAAGGTTTGGACGATATATAACGTTTGTAAGCAGTAAAAGTGTCAATGCTTGTGTCATATTTAAACTCATCGGGTCCTGCAAATGCGAATGATTTTGGTCTTTCCAATGTAAATGGAATTAGATGTCCTGCTTCAAGGACGGTGCTCTCACAACTATGGACTTTACCATAGCGATGTGTATACTCTTCACAGAGTGCCATAGCGTGGGCAACTAACCACCAAGCGTTTATATTGGATTCGTTTGCCCATACAGTGCAAGGATGTCCTCTAAATGCACCTTTATCTGTTTTGTATGGTTCACCATCTTTCTTGTGTATTTCACCGTATCCATGACCCCACTTTTCAGAGCAAACAATAGCAAGCATCTGGCAAGATTCTAAAGGCATCTTGACAACGTGTTTATCAGGTAATACTTGTGCTGATACAGTTGGTGATGGATCAGTAACAAAGATATTCATAATGTAGTTTTATCCTTCTACATTATATTCTATCGTAATTATTCTACTCTGTCTACCAGTACTATCACATCTTAATGATTTCTTTAAAGTTCCATCTAATTCCTCTACTAGAATTTCAATCTGGTCTATGATTGTTTCTTCAAGGTATTCAAAGTTCATTTCTTTAACTTCTCCTGTTCTTTCATATATTCCTCTCTACCATCTTTAGTAAACACCTTCTTCTCATAATCAAAATGAGTTTTTGGTTGAGCATTTTCAAAAGGATTCTTTGATGCATTTTTCAACACAATAAATTTATCCTTTGCAATAGTTCCTGCAATCTGCACTTCAATATCATCACCATCTTTCCAGTTTATTTCACCTTTTAGATTAGTGTGAAGCATAGCTTCTTGAATTTTGTCAATAAGTTCTTGTGTGAGTTTCATTCGTCAGGTTGTATTCCGTATGGTGTTAAATCGTATTTTACTTTAGCAATACCTTCTTCTTTCTTTCTAATAGGTTGTCCTATCTTTGCTAAGATATCTGCAGGTATTTTCTTTTTTGTAATGTCGTAGGGTATAGGTGCATTTGCTACACATACCCTTACACATTCCCACTCTTCTTCTGTAAGATTAAACATTAACCGAATGTTGAATCTGGTTCTAATGCTATGAAATACTTAAGATTATATTGCTTATTTGTAAACTCTGAAAGTAATTTAGAAGATATGATAACATCATAAGCACCAGGTATAATCTTAATATTTTCTACCTTAAAATTAAATTCAAATGTCTGGTCTGTTTCTCCAACATAAACTGCATACTCATTCGATGTATCGTTCTTCTTGTCACGAACAACCATATGAATATCTCCATTCTTACCAATTACAGATAAGTCAGGTAACTGATAAACTGCAGCTGCCTTTACAAGTTTTTCTAATGATGTACTCTCTAATTGAAAACAAACTTCTTGAGTTGGTAAATTAATCTCCTTATCTGGAGGAGCTATGATTACCTGTGGGTCTGCATAGAAATACTTAACTCTTCTTTTACCTTCTTCGATTGAA